GACTTGGGATGATTACCGTCATACGGTTCATCCTATGCATGGTGGAGATCGCGATTGGCGCAAGCCAGTTGATACCGACCTCCCTATTGGGGTAATAGGTTCTTCACAAGAACCGGGGTTGAAACTACGTGCGTTCGCGTCACCATCGCTGGTGATACAGAGCGCCTTAGAATCCTTGAAGGTTAACCTACTTAGAGCCCTGGGCCTCCTGCCGTGGGATAACACTCATGATCAGGAAAAGGGTGTAAGGATGTGCCAGACGTGGTTGAATCAGGGAAAGACCGTCTTTTCGGTTGATCTCTCTGATGCCACTAACAACCTTCCTCTGGATATACAACTTGCAATTCTTCGTAAGTTGGGTATCGAGGCTCAGTACATCGAGCTTATGAGAATGGTTGCCCGCTCGCCGTTTACGGTTATGTGGGATAGAACTAAGGAAGTCGCATGGAATGTTGGACAACCCCTTGGGGCTGGTCCATCGTTCATGATGATGACCCTAATTCAGTCTGTACTACTCCTATGGGCTGAGATTACTACTGGAAGGTTTTCCGGTAGTCTTGGAAGCTCTTTTCTGACGCTTGGCGATGATGTCGTCATAAATGACAGAGAGGTACATGAGGAGTATCGAAAGTGGCTTGTCAAGCTTGACATTCCAATTTCAGCTTCAAAGTGCCTCGAGTCATCCGTGATGGCAGAGTTTGCTGGGAAGATGATCACCAGAGATGGGATTTTCCACGGGTACAAGTACTCCTCGGTCTCTGACCGTAGCTTCCTTGATGTGGTAAGGTCTATTGGTAAAAGCGCAATATCTCGTAGGCTCCTATCCAAAGAGCAATATGAGTATTGTCGCCTAGTCCAAGAGATCCCAGAACCTTGGGGATTGGGGTTTAATCCGAAAGGACGACCCCTTGAGGAACGATACTACGAGTACCTATCTCTAGCCGAAAAGCTAGAAGCAAGGAAGAAGCGTAGACCGGACGTTCGAGTCGAATCGTTGCTGAACCGTGTAGCTTATGCACGGAAACATCCCTTAACTCGATATTATCGAGCATATGCGGAACGTTCCGCGTATGATGAGATGGTCGCCTCATCACCTGTATCTTCGGATCAGATTATGGGGAAGATTGCTCCAACGAAACGACGGGTTCTGGAGAGGATCGACGATGGTGATCCACGCGAAAACCCAATAGCTGATAAGCTCAAGTATGCTGAGTGGCTTAAGAAAGCTATTCAGTCTATCAATGAGTATCAGGGCGCAAGCTTTGGTAATCAGACTAGTGAAGCCCTTCCTTTTCAAGGGGAGGTGGTTAACGTGCACTATCGGGATGCCGAACTGGACGAGGATGTGGCTTGTAGCTACAAAGTCGAACCATGAACGACCCCCTTGGATCGTATAGTTAACACGATCCAGAAGTTCTTCCCGCAAGGGAAGCGTGGACAGTAACCGGTTATATGTACCGGAAAGGTATGTTTCGTGAGAAATATACCTGTATCGCAATTAGCGATCAGCTGGGAGATGTCTCCTCATGGGAGAGTCCCCACACCATCCATGCCGAAGGAC